GAGGCAATGAAATATAAACTGTTTGGATTAGAACAAGCAAGAGTTGACACTCAATCGCTATTTGAAAAGAGTTTGAGAAGAAGATACCAACTTATAGCTAACATTGGAGATTATGTTAAAGAGTTAACAGAGTTTAACATTGCTAAGCTTAAGATTACATTTAACCCTAACCTACCTAAAGCGTTAGAAGAAACTATTAACGCATTTAAATCATTAGGTGGAATGGTAACAAATGAAACAGCTATGAGATTAACTGGAATTGTGGATGACCCTAAACATGAACAAGAGTTGCTAGATACACCTACAATTACTTTAGATAATAGCTATGACCTTGACAAAGGTAAATTGATGTATAAAATATCAAGCATACTTAAGAAATTCAAATCAGGAGATTATAGCGAGGCTTTAGCTAGAAAATTCTTAAAAGATTTAGGATTGAGTGAAGAAGATATAGAAAGCTACTTACACGATGGCGAAGAGGTGCTAATCGATGAAGAAACGATCATTTAATTATTGGAAGAAAAGAGAGTTAGCAAACCAATTAAATCAAATTAAAGATGAAAAAGTAACCATATCCAACATGGAAGAGAACTTTAACATTGCTTTAGAAGACATAGAACAGCAAATAAATGTATTCTATGAGAGATATGCAAAGAGCCAAGGTATCTCAATTGAGGAAGCTTTAAAAAGAGTATCTGAGCATGATGTAAAAGCATTTGAGAAGAAAGCTAAAGAGTATGTTAAGAAGAAAGACTTTTCTCCTGAAGCTAATGCACAGCTTAAACTCTACAATGCTACAATGAGGATAAACAGACTGGAGCTATTAAAAGCTGAGTTGAATCTACATCTAACAGACATGACAGTTAAGAATAGCGGGCTTATAGAAAAGCATTTAGAGAAGTTAGCTGACAGTGAATATGCTAGGCAGTCCGGAATACTTGATACTAAGCTTAGGTTTAGTAAGGAAGGTGTAAAAGCTATTGTTAATAGTGATTACAAGTATGGAAACTTTAGCAAGAACATTTGGACTAATCAAGAAGCTCTGATGGGAAATATTGCCACAATGTTAAGGCGTTCTATCATTCAAGGAGCTAATCCAACTGATATGATAGGAAGGCTTAGAAGTCAATTCAATGTTAGCAAGCATGAAGCTAAAAGGCTGCTAGTTACAGAAGCTTCTAGAGTTCAAGGAGATGTACAGCTAGATGCAATTGAACAAGCCGGATATGATGAGTATTTATACATTTCAGAACCTACAGCTTGTGATATTTGCAAACAGTTAGACGGGAAGCATTTCAAGATTAAAGACAGAGAAGTAGGTGTTAACTTCTACCCTATGCATCCTTATTGCAAATGCTCAAGTGCAGCTTATTATGACAGCGAACAGCTAGACAAAGAGATAGCTGAATACAGGAAAGAAAAAGGCTTGGATAAAGCAGAAGAAAGTGGTATACTTGAAGAGAGAGACAGCTTAATAAAAGATATCCACAAAGCTATTGAAAATAATAACGCTAAAGAAATATTTGGCGATAAATATTTTAACGACTATAAAGAATTCATAAAACAAGTTGATGATATCAGAGCATTAAAACTGTTTAAACATCTTTCAGGAAAAATAAGTTATAGACCGTTGAAAAATATACATGCTTATGCATTAGGTTCAACAGTTCAAATAAACAGTGGAGATTTTGAAGGCCTGAAAAGTGGATATAAATCCCCTAAAGGGATGGTGCTATTCCATGAGAACGGACACGCAATGGACAGCTTAGGAATAGAAATTCTGACAGGTAAAGCATCTGTAGGTAACGGTGTATTTGTTAAACGTAAGTTATACGGGATGACTTACGAAGAAGAACAAAGAATTACACACGCATCAGGGCTGCCTAAATATAAATTGAGAGAAGCTATTAATAAAGATATTTGGACATTTGTAAACGGGGATTTACCAACGCTGAATAGCTTAGGTAAAAGGCCAAGAAGCAAAACTGAAAAAGCAAAATGGGATAAGGATTACTGGGAGCTAAGCTCTAAAATAGAAAAAAATGTTTCAAGAGTATTAGGGGAATTTAAAGCGATAGCAAAAGAAAGCATGGAGAAAGGAGAGCTTTCCCACCTAAACGCCATTTCAGATATGTTTGAAAGTACAGGCTGGTTTGGGGAATTTCCATTCGGGGCTGGTCACGGTAAAAAATACTGGACAACACCAGGATCAGCTGAAACAGAATTCTTTGCTCACGCTCAAGAAACACTGGTATCTCCTAAACATAAAGAAATATTTGAAAAAGTATTCCCTAATGCATTAAAAGTATATGAAAACATCGTAGATGATATTATCAAAGGAGCTGAGAAGAATGATTAATATTGAAGATATGGAAGCAATGAAGAAAATTAATTCCAAGATAGAAGAATACGAAAAACATTTTGAGGAAGATTTTCCTATGTTTGAATATATTGACAGTCCAGTTACTGAAAAATCATATAAGAAGATTAAGGAAATTATAGATAAAGCTATCCAAAGTAACAAAGCTGTTTACACACCAAAAGATTATTACAATAGAACATACTAAACACTTAACAACTTGTTAGGTGTTTTTATTATACTCTTGTCCTGGATAAGACATTAAAAGGTCTTTTTTATTATGTCAAATTAAACTAGCGTGGATTATTACTTAGGGGAAGTGGTGCACAACTGAAACGAAAGGATAATACTAGCGTGGATAAGGAGAACAAAACAAAATGAACAAATATTTATTAAAACTAAACATTCAATACTTTTCAGAGGAAGGAGCAACAGAAGGAGCTGTAGAATCAGCACCAACTGAACCTGAGTTTAAAGCTCCATCTAGTCAATCTGAGCTAGATAGTATTGTTAACAAAGCAGTTCAAACAGCGTTAAATAATCAGAAAAGTAAATCTGAGGATGACTTTCAAAAACGTGTAGAAGCTGAGATTAAAAAGCGTGAAGATTATGCCAAATTAAGTGAAACACAAAAACGAGATAGAGACTTTGAAGAGAGGCAGAATAAATTCAACGAAGAAGTAGCAGCTTTCAAACAATCACAGTTAATCATGGAAGTAAAAGAAGATTTACTATCTAAGAATTTACCTGTTGAACTAGCTGAGACTTTTGCTAAGCATGGTTCAGCTGAGGAAGCTTTAAAAGCAGTAACGGTATTAGAGAGAGCGTTCCAAGATGCAGTAGCAAATGCAGTAAAAGCATCAGCAAGACAAACTACACCAGGAGCAAGTGGAACTGGATTTGATAAGCAAATGAATATAGGACAAAGACTTGCAAAAGGTGTCAATCACAAAAAACCATTTTAGAAGGAGAACAATAGATGAGAACTAGAAATATTTTCAATGAAAAAGAAATTCTTCACAATTTAGACTATGAAGCAATTTCAGTAACAGTAGATAAAACTACTACAGGAACAGTAGATGAAGGTGGACGTAAAATCTTAAAAGCGGGAACATTCTTAGCTGGAGATGGTAAGTCAATCTTTGAAGATAGAACTAAAAAAGTTAAAAAATTAACAAATGATGCCGCAGCAACTTATGTTGATGGAGTTGCATTACATGATGTTGACTTAACAGACGGAGATGCAGTTGTTGCTTGTGTATTTAAAGGTACATTACGTGAAGACAAGTGCAACAACGGAGCCGCTGTTGAAGGCAAAGTAAAAGAAAAATTAAATTTAATCAAATTTGTAAAAGGAGTGTAGTAAAATATGGCGTTAATTTATGACACAATTACAGCTGAAAATGTAGCTGGATACTGGAACGGAACTCAAGAGGAAGTAAATGAAACTTTAGGGGATAAACTATTCCCTGCTAAAAAACAATTAGGAATTAAGCTTGCAATGGTAAAAGGTGGAAGTGGTAGAGCGGTAGTACTTAAGCCTGCTGCATTTGATACTAAAGCACCATTAAGAGAAAGAATGAACTTAAGTATCACAGATACTCAAATGCCTTTCTTTAAAGAAGGTTTACTAGTTAAAGAGGAAGATAGACAACAATTAAACGTGATTTCTTCTACAGGCAACCAAGAACTTATTGACACAGTGTTAAGTGGAATCTTTGATGACCATGCACGCCTTGTTAACGGCGCTAAAGCACGTATTGAAGCAATGAGATTACAAGTGTTAGCAACTGGTAAAATTTCATTCAACAATAACGGAGTAGCTCAAGAGTTTGATTACGGAGTAAAACCTGAAATGAAGAGCACTGTAGCTAAAGCTTGGACTGCTACTGATGCAACGCCTCTAAAAGACTTAGAAACAGCGATTGCAGCAATGGAAGCTCAAGGTAAAAAAGCTGAAGTAATTATTATGAACTCTACTACATTTGGTTTATTAAAAAATGCTGATAGCACAGTTAAGCTTGTTAAACCGTTAGCTCCTAAAGGCGCATCAGTAACAAGACAAGAGTTAAGAGATTACATCTTAGATGCATTTGATGCAACTGTAGAAATTTCTAGAGACTCTTATGAAGATGGAGATGGAACAACTAAGAAATATTTCCCTGATGGATATGTATCTCTATTACCTAACGCTAAATTAGGTTCAACAGTATTTGGTACTACTCCGGAAGAATCAGACCTATTAGGAGGAAATGTTGCAGGAACAGATGTTGAAATTGTAAATACTGGTATTGCAGTTACAACTCAAAAACTTGTAGATCCAGTTAACGTTCAAACTAAAGTATCAATGATTACATTACCATCATTTGAGAGATTAGATGATGTTTACATGCTAGACATTCAACCATAGGTAAAAGCTTATGGATAGAGATATAGTGCTGTACAACGTTAAGGAAGACTTAGATATTCGTGACACATTGCAAGACACTATAATCTATAGACTTATTGACAAAGTCGTAGACCACTTTAAATTTGCTTATAAACAAGATGAAATAGATGATAAATATCGTTTCATCATAGAAGACTGTGTTATTAAACGTTTTAATAGGCGTGGTGCTGAGGGTGCCACGTCTGAAAGCGTTGAAGGACATTCAGTAAGCTATGAAACTTTCCTTAATGAGTTTGCTCCATGGGATGAAATGTTAAGGGAAGATTTCAAGAATGGGAAAGCTAAGAAGGGACAACTATTTATTTTCTAATGAGATATTCAGATAGAGCAGTCTTTAAACAAATAAGCAAAGATGAATATGACTTTGAAACGGGAGAACACAAAGATTTAGAACTTTATTCTGATATAGTTACGTGCTATGTGATGGATTTAGGAATTGATAAGTCTGTTAAGATATTCGGAGATTATAGCAAGCAAAGAAAAGTTATATATCTTAAGAATGCTTATACTAAGCCTTTTAACCATGTAGAATACCTGGGCCAAAGGTACATACCTAAAACGGATAAGCAGCTTGCCAAAGTATTTTATTTAGAAAAGGATGATAGCATTGGGACTTAAAGTATATGGTACCAAAAAACTAAAAGTAAACATTAAAGATAAAAGGCAAATGAAACTTGTAAAAAGTGTTGTTAAGAAAAATACAGCTATTCTTAATCAAGAGATGGTTAAGGCTGCTGTGTTTAAAGGTGGATATTCTACAGGTAGAACAAGGCAAAGTATTAGTTTATATATTGGCAATAACGGTTTATATGGGAAAGTACATCCTAACACAAAATACTCTCCGTATGTTGAATACGGGACAAGGTTTATGAGTGCCCAACCATTTGTTAAACCGGCCTTTAAAAAAGCAAAGAAAGAATTTATTAAGGACTTGGAAAAATTAACATGATTAAATCTAGAGAACAAAGTATATTTGATGAAGTGTTCAAACAATGTAAGTTATTAGGTTATAAGGTCTATGATTATAAACCGATGAATGAGGTACCTTATCCATTTGTAGAAATGGAGGATAGCTCAGTTAGTTACACTCCTAATAAGACAGATGTCAAAGGTAGTGTTAGCTTGAGTTTGTCTGTGTGGGCTCTACAAACAAAAAGAAAAGAAGCTTCTAATATGGCAAATGCTATTCTTGAAAAATGTTTGAGGATAGAGCAAACAGACGGGTATTATTGGGCGTTAAACTTAAACGCAAGTACAATAAGAATACTAGATGATAGAACAACCGTTACACCGCTTAAACGTGCTGTAATTGAGTTGGAATTTAATTTGAGATAAGGAGATAAAAATGGCAGAACAGAAAAAAACATATGAAGCTAAAAAGGGTGTTGACATAATTCTGTTATACAGATTATTAAAAAACGCTAAAACAGAAGCAGCTTTTAAATTAGCTTTCCAAACTGAGCATAAAAACGAAATTAGTAGAGATGCTGATGCTCAAAAGACTAAAGATGGTAACATTCAAAGCTTATCAGCTATTGAATATGATTTCTCAGCAACTTCTATTGCTGCTAAAGGAGATGCACATATTGATGAGTTGAAAAAAGCGTTAATCAATGGAGAATTAGTTGAGATTTGGGAAATTGATAAAGCTGAAAAGAATTCTGATAATAAATACAAAGCAACTTATTATCAAGGATATATAACTAAATACGGAATGACAGCTAATTCAGAGGATAGTGTGGAGCTAGAACTTGAATTCTCTATTAATGGTGTTGGTAAAGATGGATTTGCAACATTAACAGCTGATCAAGCTGAAGTTGTTCAATACGTGTTCAAAGACACTACTATAGAAGCTGGATAATAATTTAATAAAAGCTAACTGGTAGAACTGGTTAGCTTATTTTTTTCGGAGGATTACAGAATATGCAATTAACAATTAATGAAAAAACAGTAAACGTAAGATTTGGAGTTGGATTTGTAAGAGAACTTGATAAAAGATTTCCTTTAGAAGCTAAAGGCGTTAAGCTTGGAATGGTTTTAAGTATGAAAATTCCGGAAATATTAGGTGGGGATGTAGCAAGTTTATCTGATGTGATATATGCAGGAACTGTTCTTGAAACAGAGAGACCATCACAACAAGAAATTGATGAATTTATTGATAATCATTCTGATATTGAAGCATTATTTGATGAAGTGCTTAAAGAACTTGAAGAAAGCAATGCGGGAAAGAGAATTCTAAAACAAAACAAAGCGACACTGAACAAGGAGAGCGAAGAGAACTAAACTCTAAAGAAGCTTACGAAGAAATAGTAATAAATTGTACAAGGTTTCTTGATATAACAAACGTAAGAGATATTGACTACCTAACACTTTATGAATATGACCTGTTAATGTTTGGTGCAAGGATGAAAAAGCTAGATGAAGAGTTAGCACTCCATAAAAGAGCATGGCTTAACAGGGAAGTAGAGAGAACAGAAGAGAGAGGGAAAAAGCAATATTACGTTTATAGCAATTTTAAAGACTTTTTCGACTATGAGAAGGAGTTAAAAATACTCAACGGAGAAGAAGTAACTAAAATTCAAGATAAAGAACTTGGTAATTTATTACTTAAAGCAAATACGTAGGAAAGGAGGTAGTTTATGGCAGAACAATATTCAGTTGAAGCGGTCTTATCAGCAGTAGATAAAGGATTTGGTAATGCATTAGACATGATCAATGATAAGCTTGATAAGTTTGATAATAAAGTTGGTAAAACTGAAAGCAGTGGTAGTAAATTAGGCTCTACTTTTAAAGCAATGGCTTTAGCAAATTTAGCAGCTAATGCAGTAACAAAAGTAACTGGAGACTTAAACAGCTTAGTAAGTGAATCAATTAAAGCATCCGATGCAATGGATAAGTTCAGAAGTACAATGAAGTTTGCAGGGTTAGATAACAGTGCTATTGAAAAAAGTGCTGCTGCTGTTAAGAAATATGCTGATGACACGGTGTATGACTTAGACGTAGTGGCAAATACAACAGCCCAATTAGCAGCAAACGGAATTAAAGACTATGACGGATTAACACAAGCAGCGGGGAACTTAAACGCAGTAGCTGGTGGTAATGCTGACACGTTTAAATCAGTTGCTATGGTAATGACACAAACAGCTTCAGCAGGTAAACTAACCGGGGAGAACTGGAGACAGTTATCCGATGCAATTCCTGGTGCTAGTGGTAAGATTCAAGAAGCTCTTAAGAAAAATGGAGCTTACACCGGAGATTTCAGAAAAGCCTTAGAACAAGGTAAAATTAGTGCTGATGAGTTTAACCAGGCCATCATGGATTTAGGTATGACAGACGTAGCAAAAGAAGCAGCGACATCAACTAAAACTATTGAAGGTGCAATAGGTAATATGAAAGCTGGAATTGTAACTAGTATTATGGAAATAATTGATGCCATTGGTAAAGATAGGATAACTGGAGCAATTACAGCGTTAGGAACTTTCATTACTAACGGATTAGGACTACTTAAAATTATTATCCCTCCAGTTATATCAGCTTTAACTTGGCTATTTGACTTGATTAACAGGCATCAGGTGGTGGTTTCAGCTATGGCCAGTGCATTTATAGGATTTAAAGCAGCTTTAGCAATAGAAAAAGGAATTGATGCTGTGAAAAAAGCATTAGATGGATTAACATTAGCGCAAGCTGCAGCAAAAAAAGCACAAGCAGCATTGAATGTAGTAATGAATCTGAGCCCATTTGCGATAATTGTAGTAGCTATAACAGCCTTAGTTGCATTGCTAATATACTTATGGCACACTAACGAAGGCTTTAGAAATGCAGTTAAAGCAATTTGGGAAGGGATTAAAGCAGCTTTTGTTCAAGCGTGGGAAGCTATTAAAGTGGCGTGGACTGGAGCGGCTGAATTCTTTTCAGGTATTTGGAGTGGTATTAAATCCGGAGTACAAGGTATAGTACAATGGATAGCTCAAACTTGGAGCGGTGCAGTTGCTGTACTTAAAGTAGTTTGGGATTCAATATCAAACGCAGCAACGACAGCATGGAACTTTATAATCCAAAGCATAATGGCAGTGGTGCAACCTTTCATTAATACTTTTGTTAATGGCTGGAATATTCTAAAAGATGGAATTAACGGAGTTTGGAATGGAATTAAATCTATATTCAAAGGTGCTTGGGAGTTTATTAAGACTGTTGTATTAGGAGCTGCATTACTTATAATTGATGTAGTATCAGGTAACTTTAGCAAACTAAAAGCTGATTTACAGTTAATATGGGACGGAATTAAAAATGCTTTCTCAACAGTTTGGAATGGAATTAAAACTATTGCTGTTACTGTTGTTACTACTCTAGTAAATCTAGTAAGAAATGCCTGGGAAGGCTTGAAACAAGTCTTAACTACAATTTGGAATATTTTAAAAACTTCAGCAACTACAATTTGGGACGGGCTAAAATCAGCAGTACTAAGTATTACTAGTGCTCTTGTAAATACAGCTAAATCAGTTTGGGAAGGATTTAAAAATTTCTTCTATTCTCTGTTAAACGGTGTGAGAAATACAGCTGTTAACTCATGGAACAGTATAAGGTCAAGTGTTGTAAGTATTATAAGTGGATTAGTGGGTGCAGCACAAAATGCTTGGTACTCATTCAGAAACGGAGTTTCTAACTTAGTAAGTAGCGTTTCTAACATATTCTACTCATTAAGAAATATCAACTTATGGGGTGCTGGGAGTGCTATTATTAACGGATTCCTTAATGGACTAAGGTCAGCTTGGGGAAGTGTTAAGAGCTTTGTAAGTGGGATAGCTAGCTGGATTCGAGACAATAAAGGGCCTATTTCATACGACAGAAAGCTGTTAATCCCTGCTGGTAACGTAATTATGGGAGGATTTAATGAAGGACTTGAAAATGGCTTTAAAAATACGATGTCAAAAATTGAAGGGATAACAGGTAATATTCAATCAAGATTTAACATTAATCAATCTAAAGCGTTGAACGTAGAAAGCAATTATCAAGGTCAATCATTGAACATAAACTTTAAATTAGGAGATAGAGCGTTTAAAGGATTTGTTGAGGATATCAACGACTTAAACGGGGAAATGGTGCAATTAGAAGAAACTTATGCACTATAGATAGGAGGAATGCAAATGTACAATTTTATTAATACTAATGAAATAGGGGAAATGCAGCATTCCTCTATTCAAACCATATTTAACGGAGTAAACCTGGATTTAAAAGGTTATAGAACCTTAACTGTAACAGGTAGGTCTCTTATAGGAAGAAGAATCAATAGTACTGAAGTTCCTGGAACTGATGGGAAGTATTTTTTATCAAGTGAGCTAGAAGCAAGAGAAATAACAGTTAAATTTCAAGTTAAAGCTAATAATAATGCTGATTATAGAATCAAGTTTAATGTTCTGAACACATTATTACACAGCTTAGAGCCTAAGGAATTGAAATTTACAGATGAGCCGGATTATAAATTCATGGCAATACTTGAAAAGACAGGATCTATTGAAGAGACTGATAACACTGTAGTATCAACTTACACTTTCTTATGCTTAGATCCTTACAAATATAAAAATGCTCAAGGAGATGTAGGTACAGATAGAGTAACAATTACTAAATTACCTAATAATTCAGATGAAATTATACCTGATGCAATTAAATTATCTGTAGCAAATGCTGGGGATAAGATTATTATTAAAAATCAAAACACAACTAAGAAGATTGTAATTAATCATAACTTTTCAAGTAACGATTTAGTAGAAATTAACTTGAATAATGATTATCCACTGAAAATCAACACTGTTAATAAGAGTGAATTAATTGATTTTGTAGAAAGTGATTACGATTTTACAGTTAAACAAAATGACGTAATTACAGTCACAAACTGTAAACGAGTAGAGATATACACGAAGGAGAGATTATACTAATGAAATTATTTTTATTCAATAATGAAGAAAAGCTGTTAGGTACAACATCTCCTATTAGTGCTACTCAAAAAGAAGAGCTTAATAGTATTCAGACATTAGAAGCAGTGGTGCGATATTCTGAATTAGTAGAAAATGCTGTTTATATTGGCCATAAAGACTATATTAAATCAGATGTATTCCATTTGTATAAAATCGATACTGTAACTAAACACGATATAAGCGACGTTAAAATAACAGCTGTTAATTCTTTCTTTGATGATATGGAAAGCGACGGATATATTAAGGACTACAGACCTACGAACAGGGATATATTAAGCGTGTTAACAACAATACTTACAGGCTCTAGATGGCAAGTAGGAACTTGTAATGCTCAAAGAAATTTAACTAGTAATTTTTACTATGTGACAAGAAAGGCTGCATTAAGTAAAGTAATTGAAGCTACTCAAATTGAAATTAGACCACGATACGTATTTAATCGAGGTAAAATTGTAAATCGCTACTTAGATGTTTTTACTAGATTAGGACGTGATAATGGTAAAGTCTTTGTACACGGTAAAGATTTACTTGCAGTAAGTGAGAAAAAGTCAAAAGGTGCTATTTATACAGCTGTAGTAGGTCGTGGTAAAGGGGAGGAAACAGACACAGGAGGCTATGGTCGTAGAATAACATTTAAAGATGTTGTGTGGGACAGAAGAGCTGAAAAGCCTGTTGATAAACCAGCAGGACAAGAGTATGTTGAAATACCTGCCATGACTAGACTATATGGGTTTGATAATGGTAAAAAACCTAGAATTAAAATAGTTGAGTTCCAGGATGAAGAAAATCCGGAAAAATTACTTTGGTTATCATATCAATGGTTAGAAAAAAACAGTAGAATTCAAGTTGAATATAGTGCTACTGTTGTAAATGTTGGTAATTTAGATTTAGGGGACACTGTAGGGATTAGTAATACTAAATTAGGTATTAAATACAAAACTAGAGTATTTAAAGTCGAACGTAATTTAATTAACAACAGATTAACTAAATTTGGAATAGGGGATAAAGTAACAACATCTCCGTTTAGTAGAACTATTGAGCTTGCTAAAGATATGAAGAATTTCCAGGATGACACGATTTATTGGCTTGATAAAATTAGAGAACGTTTATCAGATAAGTTCTTAAATGAAGACGGATATAATTATGATTTGAAAGCTAATAATGAGTATAATCTACCTGCTGGGTATTATTCATTCGACAAACCTATTAATCAAAACCCAACTAAAGTTGTGTATACGGGAGCTGGTAAAATAGCAATTGCCGACAGCAAGAAACCAACGGGAGAGTGGAACTGGAGAACATTCCTAGATGGTAGGGGTGCTTCACTAGATCTAATCAACACAGGAGTACTTAAGGCTGGTAGAATTCAATCAGCTGATGGCAGCTCTTATTGGGATTTAGATTCCGGAGTGTTTCACGTTGGCCAGCAAGCAATTGAAGAATCAATAACTGCAACAGTTAATGCTAAGAAAGATGAGATTGTTGCAGCAATTAAAAAAGATGTTCAGATAAAAGATGGGAAAGATGGTGTAAGCTCATATATCCACAAAAAATATTCTAACTTTTCTGATGGTAGAGATATGAATGATAATCCCAACTCTACTTATTTAGGGCTTTACACCGGAACTAGTAAAACTGCTCCTACTGATTATACACAGTATAGTTGGACAAAGATTAAGAATGAAGGAAAACTATATAAAGGATATGCTAACAGCTTAAAAGGATTAGATTTTACAGTTATAGAACCTGATGACAATTCATTTTTATTAGCAAAAAACAGTCCTCACGTAAATATTACAAATGATGACGATATTAGTGATATTTGGCAAGCTAATATGTTTTTAAGCTTAAAACCTAACACTAAATATACACTTACAGCACGTGCAAAGGGTAATAAAAATAAATTATGGGCTTACTTTAGAAATAACAAGACTTCTCAAGAGTACCCTTGGGGTCAACTAGAATTTGGTAACACATTAGAAACTAAGAATGTAGTATTTACAACAGGAAATGATGTTGAAGATGTGCTATTTAAGTTTATCTTAGTTCCGGAAGATGAAAATTGGACGGGTGTACAGGTTGAGTGGTACACAATTCATGAAAGTAATAGAGTTTACACAAGTTATCCTACTAATGAGCCTGCTCAATATCATAAGTATAGATATTTTGGATATGTAAACAAAGGGATTAAGCCAGTAGCAAGTGATTTTGAATGGTTTGATATTCAACAAAAATCAATCACTGGAGATAAATATACACACCTTGTTTACTCAGATAATCCGGATGGTAGTAATTTTGGGCGTACACCTAAGAAATATATGGGTGTAGCAAGGACTAATTCCCCAGCATCTCCTACAGATAAAAGAGATTATAAATGGTTCAAATTACAAGGAGACAACGGTAAATCAGCACCGAACTTTAATCTATTACTAAATACTGAGATTAAGTCTAACAGCTCTTACACGTTGAATGGTGCAGCACCCACAATTAATCAAAATGACCTTAATGGTCGTAACTCTGTAGAGATTAATAATAAAGGATTAACTGGGAATGCCTGGAAAGGTATTTCTTTTATTAGCTCTAAGAAAGAGTTTAAAAGAGGAGATACTATTGTAATTAGACTACCTATCTACATATATAGTGATGTGCCTGTAGACAATGGAATCCATCTAGCTTTAAAATCTCATGTGGGTAATAAACAGATGACAGGGTTTAACCTTGATAGCGGAACGCCAAAAGATACATGGGTTATTAAAGAGTTTGAGTACACAGTTCAACAAGATTTTACATCTCAAAGTGATAATCTATTTTACATCTTTTCAACTAAGAACGGACATTTTAAAATAGCTGAGCCTTATATGGCAGTTGATGGAGATATACCAAGAGATTGGATGCCAAGCTTAGAAGATTTAAAAGCTCACTCATTATCAGCAAATGTAAGAATAGCTGGGACTTATGAAGGTAAGAAAACTAATAACATTAAATTCTTTGTAGATGTTTATTATGATGGAGAAAAGATTAATACCGGATTTAACCTAACAGCTAAAGTTTGGGGGGCAGGTCTTAATAAGACACAAGAGAACGCTACTTATAATAACGATGGAGAGCTTACTAACGTTTACTACTCAAACGGAGTTAAAGACGGAACAACAATTAACATTAAGTTAGATGTTGAGTATCAATTTTTGAAAACTACTTGTTTTGCAAGGCTCGATAATCTGCCTGATACTGAACTTGTAAAAGAGATTACAAATAAATATAAAACATTTGATACGACATTAGAACAGTTTAAATCTCAAATTGGAGAGCTTAATGACAAGCAATTTAAAGTTGCGATTAGGGGGGATAACCTCTTAAACTCAGCCGAAAAGAAAACTGGGAATAATCTAACTTATACAACGTTAGAACCTATGAAACCTGGTAATACTTACACCTTAGTAGCTGATTTTAGATATTTCCCAGCTAATCAGGAATTAAGAATATTTAACAGTGAAAGACAACGACTTGTAGCTGGTATTAACATGTTTACGTTCACAGTACCAACAGAAACAAGAACGATTAATTTAACTCCGTTAGGAAATTCAACAGAAGTCAAAAATCTTGAAGTTTGGGAAGGAAATTTCAACGAAGGATTGGAGAAAAATTCATTAGATGCTGTAACCGGTGGAGCCGGAAAAATTGTTGGTATTAAACTGAAAAATGAATTTAAAGTAGGTCGCTATTACAAAATAATGTTTGACACAACAGCCCCTAACAACAGTGTAATGGCTATTGGTATTGATGAGTATTTTCTCGCAGGTAATAGTGGTGGTAAGGATATCCCTAACACGAACTATAAACCAATGACCGCAAAAGATAACGTGTTATTTACAAGAATTTCAAGTAAAGCAAATGACAATAAAGAGGCCGTTTACTTAGAATTCTCAGGAGATTTTGACAAATCACAAATTACCAATGTTAGATTTTATGAAGTTAATCTAGGTTTTAGATACACTAAAAGAGATGAAACTGTAGATATCGCTTCTTTGATTAATCAGTCAAAAGAAGAAATTACCTTGAAATTATCAAAAACATTAGCTACTGATTACATGACAAAATCACAGACTGAAACATCTATTAAATTACTAAGAGATAAAATAGAAAATGTTGTTACTGATGAAAACTTTGGAACTACTCTTGTTCAAAATGCTAAAAGTTTAAAATTAGCATGGAATAATTATTCTAAATACTTCCAATTTGAAGATGAAAGCTTAATCTTATATGAAGGGAAAACGGAAGAAGCCAAGAAAAGAGTTAAACTTGATTATCTTGGGACATCTTATTATGACCAAAACGGAGAATTTTCCGGAGCTATAAGAGGTTATTATAAATCGTATTTTTGGGGCAGAGACGTAGGATATTACTCAGGAATGAACTTTGTGATAAAAGCAAATGGTAGAGTAGGTTGGTTTGAAGAAACAGAAGAGTGGGGGTTCAAAACAGAAAGAGCGTTGTTAGCGTACAATTACAAACAAGATGATGATGACTTGGAGCTAAAAAATACGTTAATATCTTATGTTGATTTTGAAGTACGTGGAAAATCAACTTTTAATGGTAAAACGTATATTAAAACTTTATTTGTAGACGGTGCAGAGGGCGACCCAGAAGGCTTTTTCCAAGGTCGAAATATTGATTTAACTGTTAGTGGTCTCCGTTTGAAATTTAGAAACGGTGTGCTTGTATCGTAAGGAGGAAAAGATGCAAAATGAAATATCAAAAAAATTAGGAATTGTAAAAGTGAAAAGTGATATCACTAAATTTACTGAGATTATGGCTAGAGATTATGAGTTAGAAGCTTATGAAATAACCGGTATTTTAGCTCAAGTACTAATAGAGTGGCAAAAAAGAGAATTGATTGAATCAAATGATGAATTCTCAAAAGTTTTAAAAGATTTAAACGAAAAACTTTCTACAAAAGAAGAACAAAATTAAAAGATATAAGGGCGGTTATTAACCGCTCTTTTTAAGGAGGTGCAAAAATTGCACATAACATTGGCGGAACTTGCTAATCAATATTACGAAGTATTTAACGACATTTATATTCACGCATTAGCTGGAATTATAGTATTCGATATTATTACTGGGCTTGCTAAAGCGTGGGTTACAAAAACGATTAACTCCACGATAGGAAGACGTGGGTTAATTGAACATCTGTTCGTACTAGTATTAGTCGTAACAGTTTACCCCTATTTAATATATATAGGCTTTGAAGAAGTTGCTACAGCTTTTATATTCTTCTTCATAGCAACCTATGGAGTATCACTTATTGAGAACTTAGCAGCAATAGGTGTGCCTTTTCCAAAAGGGATAAAAAAGAGGCTAGAAAAACTAAGAGATGCTTTTAACGAAAAGGAGTGATTCTATTTTGGAAAAAATAATTAAGTTAAGTATAGAAAACACAACAAAAATAAGACAAGTAGAAGATAGTTTTTGTGAGCTGTATTCACACGATAAAAATAACGGAGCCTTTGAGTTTGAGATTACAAAAGGCACGTTAACTAATGAGAACGTAGTAGCACTATTTAAATTCTTAAGAAGTGGTAGCTACTGGAAAACTACAGGTTCTGTAGAAGATAATAAAATCAAGTTTAACTTCGACACCTCTCTAATCACTCAAAATGAAGAGGTTGTTTGTTACATCTACCTTGATAAAGAAGAACGTAACAGCGACATTTTCAGATTTAAATTCAAAGTAAATTTATCTGAGATTGATAAAGCTAGTCAACTACCTGTAAAAGAACGCTTTTTTGCTAACAGCATGATAGTAGATAGAGTAGATGTGCTTACAAAAGAAGACTTTGACAAAGCTTTAGCTGAGATATCTAAAGGTAGTCACTTTTTAACGGAGAATCAAGCGAATGAAAAGTATGCACTAAAAGGAGATATCCCTAACGTATCTGATTTTGTATCAAGTACTCAATTATCAGATTATGCTTTGCGAACTGATATTCCAAATAGTGAAACAATTGTAAATAAAGCAGTTGAAAAAGTTGAGGAAAAGGGATATTTAACTGAACATCAATCACTAGCTAACTATGTTACTGAAACACAGTTAGAAGGTAAGAATTATTTAACTGAACATCAAGACATATCCGGACTTGCTACAAAACAAGCTGTTGATGATGTTGCTGCTAAGGTTACACAATTAGAAAGTAGACCAGTTACAGCTAATATCGATACTAGTAACTTTGTAACAACTACTCAATTAGAGGATAAACATTACTTAACAGAACATCAATCATTAACAAATTATGTTACAAAAAATGAATTAAAAGAAGAAGTCAAAGCAATAAGTGGTAGTCAACCAACAGTTGACACTTCAAACTTTGCTACTAAAGAAGAACTTAGAAAAGCTTTCTTAGATGATGAAGAACAAGAAAAATATGCTAAGAAGACTGAAATTCCACAACCATATAACGATACAGATATTAAAAGTAGGTTGGAAACACTTGAAAATAAACCAAGTGGGAGCGGTTCAGAATTAAGAGGTCACGGCTTCCCAACAGACAACACCGCACCAATCGGCACAACTTACATCGATGAAGATGTTACTAACGGGGCTTTAAAATGGATAAGAACAAAAACAAAATGGAAAGTAATTGAAGGTGATACGGGTTGGGTCGATGTACCTATTAAAAATGTTCAACCTAACACAAAAATGCAATTAAGACGCATTAACAACTTAGTGCATGTAAGATTTTTAAATGAGTTGGCTGAAGGTTTAGCAAAATTCACTAATTTGTATAACGCTGACACAACTACACATTACCTTACAATTTTTAAAGGTATAGCTTCTTTTGGGTGGAGACCGACAACAACAAAAGTACAAATAATTTCCCCAGAAATTAGACAAGGAGGCAATGATTATATTTACAACTCCTCTCAACCCCCACAACCTTATTTGAGATTGAGAACTGTTGGTGTAGGTTTAACTGTTGATATGCAACTTGACGAATTTTCTGTAACGAATAGTAATTTAGGAGTTTATATCAATTCATTTAGTTACTTAACTGAAGATGATTGGCCGAGTAATACAACAACGATAATTTAGAAAGGGGGTGAGATTATGATAAATTGGAAAGTACGATTTAAGAATAAACGCTTTGTAATAGCATTTATAGCAGGTCTATTGCTATTAGTTAAGCAAGTTTCTGTGTTATTTGGATATAATCTAAATACAGAACTATTCAGCACTAACATCAATAATGTTGTTGATGCTGTATTTCTATTATTAGGGCTGTTAGGAATTGTCAACGACCCTACAACACAAGGTTTTTCAGATAGTGAACAAGCCTTAAATTATACAGAACCAAAACAAGACTAGAAATAGTCTTTTTATTTTATTCAAAACACAGGAGGAAAAAGAATAATGGTTAGAACAACAGATTTATTAAACGAAGCAACAAGAATAGCAAATTTAGGAATAGGTGTTGACCAAGACGGAGCATATGGGACACAATGTGTAGACTTACCTAACTATTTAAGTTCATATTTCTTTGGGAAAACATTATGGGGTAACGCAATAGACTTGCTTAACAGTGCAGCAGCATTAGGATATAAAGTTGAGTATAACGTTGTGGGGGATCTTAACAGTAGACCAAGAGCTGGAGCAGTATTTGTAATGGACACTACATATACAGCAGGACATTCATATGGACATACAGGACTTGTAATTGAAGATTCAGACGGATATTCAATGAAAACTATTGAACAAAATGTTGATGGCAACTGGGATAGCTTATATGTTGGTGGGCCTGCAAGATATATATCAAGAGATTTTGAAGGTATTGTAGGATGGTTCTACTACCCTGTAGACGATACTCCAGCTAGTAACCCAGTTACTACAGACGTACAGTCTCTAGATAGACCAAGAGTATTTACTGTTAAAGTACCAAATTTAAATGTTCGTTCAGCTCCATCATTAGATGCTGAAGTTGTAGCAAGTTATGATGAGAACGAGGAATTTAACTATACTGAATATTGTTATGCTAATGGTTATGAGTGGTTATCTTACATCTCTAACAGTGGAGAACGTAGATATGTAGCTAGTATGGAATTAGCATCAGGAACAGACTATGGAACATGGAGATACTTGTAATTTAATATAATTAGTGATAAAATATATATAGATGAATATTTTTCAAATGTATTCCCTAAGCCTAGCTTAAATGCTGGGCTTCTTTTTTTATGTCAAATTTCCTTTTCTATAGAAATTTCTTAAAATTTCCATTAAAAAATTAAAAAAAGTTTAAAATATCTATTGACTTTATACCTTATATAGAGTATAATCATAGTACAAGGTAAAGAAAGAAGGTTGAAGACAATGACAGTAGACAAGTTAATTAAAGACATAGAGGAATTATTTGAAACGGATATCACAGATTACAGAATTTCTAAAGATACTGGGATCACATTAAGTGTTATCCAAAATTACAGAAATGGTAAATACGCATTAGAGAATATGACATTAAAAATAGCTAAAAAATTATATGAATACAAGGAGAGATTAGACATGAGAAACTACGACAAAATGATGACAATAGTTAATGAGTTAGTATTAGAAGACGGAGCTACAGTTACATACTGGAGTGAAAATAAACCTAATGATTGCACTTGCTGTTATTCAGTTGACGAATTAAAAGCACATCTAGGACGAATGGAAGAAGACGACTATGAAGAATTAGTTTTCCAAGTGGATTTTGAAGACGAAGAAAAAGCATATCAATTCTATCTTAGTGATTATGAAAATGTTGTTATCAAAGAAAGTTTTACAATGAGTTTATTACACAACACAAGATAATGATTTTAGCCCTCAATAAAGGGGGCTTTTTTCTGTGGGGAAAAAATAGGGAAAAACCTTCTTAATGGATAGAAAAATCAATTAATTTCTGTATATTTTCTAATGTGTTGGAAATTAGTTAAAATATGCTCAAATTAGTATATTTTTATGCTTTTTTAGGTGTTTTACTTTGTTGATTTTCGGTTACATGGTATAATTATATATTATATTATAAAACGCTGCTAATCATTGATTTAACAGCGTTTATTTTTATTTGATTTTATTTATAGGGAAAAAATAGGGAAAGCTTTTTCTAATTTATTCTGTAAATCGACTTTCATATTGGCGGTAACATGAGTATATATACTAAGAGTTATACTGGTGTCTGAGTGACCTAACCTTTCTGATATAACTTTGATAGGTACTCCTGCCTCAATAAGTAATGCTACATGAGTATGCCTGAACATATGAGAGGTTATATTTTGAATGCTTAAATGATTAAGAATAGTGTTGTAGTGAACCTGGAATATAAATTCATCACTTGATATAAAATCATGAAGGATACCCAACACATAATCTGATACTTCTACAGTTCTAATACTACTTAAAGTTTTAGGGGCTGATAATTGACCATCTCTCAATTTAGTTTTATTTACTGAAATAGTTTTATTATAAAAGTCTACATCTTTTGGAGTTAGTGCTAATACCTCCCCAATTCTTAACCCCGTGTGTAATTGAACTATAGCTATATTTCTTACAGTGCTGTTTTTTATTTTTGCTAAAATATCAGGAATCTCAGCTTTTTCTAGATATTTTATTTTTTGTAGTTTTTCAGCTTTTTCTTCTTTAGTCAATTTAAATTCTAAAGTAACATCAAAGCTTTTTACATAATATTTTTTAATAAACTTAAACAGGTTGTTGAACAGTCTAACCATAAATTTAATGGCTTCCGGAGAATACCGCCCCCTAAACTCAATCAGCATCTTTTCATATTTAATCTTAGTAATATTTTCTAGTTTTTCATTATCGTCTAATTTTTGCAAATACGATTTATAAATTGAATATGAATGATGAGTTAATGTGGCTTTCTTAAATTCCAGGAATTTTTCTTTATAAAATCCTAATGGTTTGTTAACAACTTCAGGATTTAATAGTTTCTCTATCTTCTCTTGTAATTCATCGTATGCTTCTTTCTCAGTAGCTCTAGTTTTATTATTTTTAACAACTGATACACGACGTGTTTTCCCGTCGAGATCCTTGTACGATTGTACGTATCTGTATTTTCCATTATGGGTTATTTCTCTATACATAAAAATACACATCCTTTCTTGATTAGATAAGATGTGTATGATATACTATTTATATTAAGCATTTTGTGTATATCTTACACATCCTTTAAACTCACAACTCTTGGCGGGGGCGTGAGTTTTTTTATTTGTAAATTATCAACACGAAATTCACACGAAAAAAAGCTTTTATAATAGGCTTTATGGGGTTTTATATATTTAAATCAACACGAAAACAACACGAAAAACCCTATTCAACGTTTGAAATTTTATCGAAAAATTCTATAATCCTTTTAGCTTCTCCCACACTTCCTTTGTAAGTCCAGCTATCTTTTTTAACAGGTTTATCGATTAAATTAATAGAGTAAGTTCCCTCATTATTACCAGTTACTGTGATTTCAATTTTTAATTCAGTAACTTGATTTTCAAGTTTTTTCTTACCTGTTAGGCCTCCGATTAACATTCCTGTAGGCCCTAATAATAAACCTCCTGCTGCAACTCTTCCAACAGATACACCACCTTGAGCTACTTTATCTCCATCCTCAATAAGTTTATAATCAACTAACTCATCGAATTTAAATACTCTAAAAAAATCATTACTTAATTTAAACATCTCAGAAATCTCATCAAATGTTATATAAATAAATGATTTTGTTTTTTTAAACTCTTTTCTTCTTCTTAAGTTCTCTTTGGTAGCCTCTTTATCTTTGAGTTTAGCTAATTCTTTTTCTTGTTTCTTTTTCTCTTTTAGTTCTAACTCTTTTTGCTTACGCTCCTGTTTAAGTCTTTCTTTTTCTGGATCTTTTTTAAAAAACATAATATTTATTCTCCTTAATTAATATCTACTTTAAATATTCTAAAATTTACGTCTTAGCTCTACAACTTTACCTATTATTGTAACTGGTAAACTCGCTATTTCTTCGTTAGTATAAAACGTAGGAGTATAGCTGCTGTTGTTAGGTATTAGCATAATTCCATTGTTAGAGCGTTCGTATCTCTTGCACGTTGCATCATCCCCATTAACCATTGCTATTACTGTGGTCCT